GATGACCTTGAATGGCAAGATCCTGCTATGTGGATACGAATAGATAATCAATCAGTTGTAGATTTAACAAGGGAGAATAATAATGGAGTTGGAGCTAAGTAGTAGATATTCAAATCTAATGAACAATTTCCATGAGTACTCTTTTCATGTATTAGGCTGCGGGGCTATTGGAAGTTCCGCAGCTATCCAATTAGCAAGAAGTGGTGCAACTAAGTTCTTCTTGTATGATATGGATAAAGTGGAAACAGTAAACATTGGAGTTTCACAATATGATAGTCGTCATGTTGGTTGTAAAAAGGTAGATGCTTTAGAAGAAATCATAACTCAAATCAATCGAGATGTTGAAATTAGTACAGTGCATGGTGAATTTAAAGAATATTGGTATAATGGTGAGAAAGATATAGCAATATTAGCATTTGATACAATGAACATACGCATGGAGGCTGTTAAAGTCCTCTGTGCAAGCAAACAAAAGCCTATGTGCATAATAGACGGACGAATGGGAGCTGAACATTATCAACAATATATCATACCTAAACCTAATATTGATAAATATGAGAAGATATGGTATAGTGACGATGATATGTCAACAGATCCATGTAATGCTAAAGCAACTAGTTATTGTAGTAATATGAGTGGTAGTTTCATAGCCAATGCAGTAAGGAAGTTTGTAACTGGACAACCATTTAATGGTAATTTCAGCTTTAATTTCCCTACTATGATGATGACTAAATTGGGCAATTAGCCTAAGAGGTAAAGGGGAGTTATTGGAGCCATGGAAACCGAGATACGTAAATGGATACTCCCCTTTAAATTTGTGTTGTGTGTCACATTAAAAAGCTGTATATTTAAGGTACTGCAATAGTTGCAGAAAGATGCTCTCCCCGAGCGTAAAATAGTCAATAATAACAAGGAGAAGTAAATGAAAACTCTGTATTTCGACCTAGAGCATGGTAGTCAGACTCTTGGAAGTGAAAAAACAATACAGCAGATGTTTGGATATAGTGTACTTCGTCCATCTACCTGGGATTCATTCCAGCATGTAATTGGACAAATATATACTAAGAAGAAGACTGTTGTAGAAAAAGCTGTAGGACCATTAGTGGTCAAAGAAGAGCAAGAATCTGTTATTTTAAGAGAAAATGCTCCAACTGTAGATGCTATAGTAGTAGATACATTCTCAGAACTAAGTAAAAAGTTTATGAGAAGTTTAGTAAATAAAGATACTGGTAAAATGATGTTACAAGACTGGGGTAAACTCAAGAATAAACTTGATGGATGCTTGGAATTTGTAACTAGAATACCTGGTGTAGTAATATGTAATTGTCATAGTAAGATTCAAACTATGGATGATGGTCAAAATAAGGTATTACCTTATATTGATGGTTCAACCAAAGAAGATATAGCTAAATGGTTTGATTTCGTATTCTATACAAAGACTAATGTTGATCTTAAAGATAATGCTAGTTATGTATGGGTAACAGGAAGATCTGAAAAATATGATCATGCTAAAGATAGAACTGGTTTACTTGATAGAGAGATTCCTCAAGATTATCAGTTGGTATTAAATGCTTCAAGAGAGTCTGGATTTGAAGGTTCTAAAATATTAGTTATTGGAACTCCAGGATCTGGTAAAACATATGCTCTTAAAACATTAATAGATGTACCTGAAGTCAAGACAGAAACCGTAAAAAAAACTAAAAAAAGTGAAGGAGTAATTGCGTAATGAGAACATTAACAGTAAAACAAGGTGGCTCTGATTGGGCTACAGGGTGGCATGAATTAACTATAAGTACTGCAAAATATGGTACTTACAATGATTCTAAATTCTTAGAACTAGCATTTAAAAATTATCCTGACAATTTCACACTTAGAATTTATGCTAAGAAAGGTAAAGATGGTGAAGAGTTTGCAATAGGAAATGTTTACCGATTTGCTAATGCTGGTATTACTGAAGTATTGGAAGGAACTGGTGGAGATAAAGTTGTGAAAATAGACGACTCTGCAGAAGAAATGGTTGGCACTAAATTGAATATATTATTCTATAAAGATGGAGAATATACTCGTGCATACTCATCTGTAGCTCCTACTGAATTCTCTAATGCAATGGATACTTTCACTGATAATGATGTAGTATATTGGAAGAAGAAAGCAGAAACTAGGTTTGCTAATTATACTCCTGGAAATGGTACAGCAACTGCTAATGTTTCAACTCCTGTTGCACCTGTAACAACTGGTGTGACAGATACTGCAGAACTACCATTCTAATTTCCCACTCGGGAAATCTTGATGAACACAAAGGGGAGTCTTTAAATGCCAATTCATCGGCTCCCCTTAAATTTAAAGGAAAATAATGAAAAATAAAATTAATGATTGGGGATTAACCTATAATATGGACTATCCTTCTGCTAAAAGAGGGCGTCTATATGAAAGAGAAAGTTTTGCTGTAAAAGTATGTCCTAACTGTAATGTAGTATATGAGACAACTTTTAATGATTATAAAAGAAAATATAAAGCTCATTACTATACAGATTTTCCAAGAAGAGGTTTATATCCAAAGATATGTTTAAAATGTGAATCATGAAGTACGGTAAGGCATACGAATTTCATGATTTTACTAAAGAACAAATGGATGTTGTACATGCTGCTAAAGTTGAATCAATGCCATTACAAGATGGAAAAATAGAGGACAATGATAAGGGTATTAAAAATCATTTGATAAATAAAAAGAAGCGTAATTCCCAAATTGCTTGGGTAAAATCTCCAGATCTTAGAATTATGCTTTTAGAAATAATGATAAAAGTTAATTATACGGCAGCTTGGAATTTAGGTATCGCAGGACTAGAACCACCACAATATACTAAATATAACAAAGGTGGTTTTTATAATTGGCACATGGATCAAGGTCCTCCAATGTTAGATAATAATTGGTTATTTGTACGAAAAGTAAGTATGACTTTAAATCTAACTGATCCTAAAGAATACGAAGGTGGTGAACTAGAATTAGAAATAGATTCGCCAAATGAAGATAATTGGCAATCAGACTCAAGATCTGTACAACTTAAAGGGCCAAAGAATAGTGCAGTTTTCTTCCTTTCTGATACATATCATAGGATTTTGCCTATTCAATCTGGTACTCGAAAATCTCTAGTTGCCTGGTTTATTGGTAATCCATATATATAATAAAGGAGAAAGAAAATGAAAAAACTATTTGTAGTAATGGATGAAGTACATTCATTCTTAATAAACCATCCTGTTCTTAGAGATAGTGACGAACGATTAATGGCTAATATTTGGTCGAAAGCTATTCTTCCACCCCACACTCTTGAAACTATAAGTGCAAAAGGATTGTTAGAAAAATTGTCTGAAGGTAAATTACCTAGTTATGAATCTATATCAAGATGTAGGCGTAAATTGCAAGAATTATATCCTGATCTTAGAGGAGATAAATGGTATAAACGTCACAAAAGAGCTGATGATATCAGGAGGGATATAGTTACATGATTAAAGAATTAGCATTTGGATTACAAAATAGACATCATTTCGTACAAGAAGAAAAGATATCAGATTGGATGAACATGGGTAAAGATACATTCATGTCTTTATGGGATTATGATGATTATGTAGTAGAATATACAAAGAAAAGAAATTCTTTATCAGGATATGATGGATTGTTATATATGCCAGATGAATTAATTCTAGATGTAGATGGATCTAATTCAGATAATGCAAGGCAAAAGACTATAGGTTTAACTATTGTATTAAAAGATCTAGAAATACCTTACAATTTATACTTTAGTGGTACTGGATTTCATGTTGGTATTCCAGCTACAGCATTTAGATGGAAACCTGACAAGAGTCTACATACTAAGGTCAAGTTTGCATTAAAGTCTGCTGGTATATATGATTATGCTGATCCGTCTGTAACAGATAAGACAAGATTAATTCGACTACTTAATACTAGAAATAGTAAGAGTGGTAAATGGAAAGTTCATATTCCAGATGAAATGATTCATAAACATGTAGATCATATCTTAGAATATGCTTCTAAACCCCAATCAGCAGAACCAAGAGAGCTAGAATGTGAACCAGTCTTTGATGTTTTAGTTAAGCATACTAATGAAGAAAATGTTTCAGCTGCAAAGTCAATAGGTAGAGCTCCAGATTCAGTGCATTATCCGTGCATACAGACTATGCTAGAAGGTACTAAATTCGGCAACAGACATGCCTATGCCCTTAGAGTAGTTTCACATTTCAGATGGTTATACCCAGAAGAAATAGTAAGAATTCTTGCAGAGCATTGGAGATTGTCTGTAGATTTACCAGATAAGCCATTCACTGTAGAAGAAATGGATTCTATTATTACTAACTGTTATGAAGGTCATGATGGAGCTGGATATAGATATGGTTGTGATGATCCTGTAAAGGATGCATTATGCAAGAACACATGCAAACTATATAAGTCCAAGAAGACTCAATCAGTAATGACAGCTACGGATATGGATAAAGTAATGTCTGAATTCTATACTACAAATCAAAAGCCATTAGATTTAGGAGCTGTATATGGACAGAAATTCCCTATATATCCTGGAGAAGTAATTATATTACAAGCTCCTCCTAAAAGTATGAAGACCATGTTGCTTCAAAATTGGGTTAATTATTGGAAGAAGCCAACATATTTCATGGAACTGGAGATGTCACCTAGACAGATATGGTCTAGATTTGTAATGATAGAAAATGGATGGAATGAAGACGAGATTGCAGAGCATTACAAGGGTATGCGAAATGGTATTACTAAAGACTTTACATGGTTAACTGTAGATTATGGATCCTGTTATCCTGCTGAATTAC